GCTTATTCACTGCGCCATATCGGCGGCGCGTTCGTCTTCCAGCTGACCAAGCTGGCGGAAGCGGCCCCGATCCTCGGCCAGCAGGCTTTTGCGGCCAGCGACACATTTGTCGCGTGGATGGCAGATGGTCAATTTCAATATTACGACGGCGTCGTTCGCAGCCTGCCGTGTCCCGTCGCCAAGCATGTGTTCAACGATGATCTGGGGCCGGGGCTCAACCTCGCGCAGCGCCAAAAGATCGTCGGCTTCTGCAATGCTGAGTTTGGCGAGGTCGGCTGGCTGTATCCGAGCGCCGGCAGCGCCGAGGTCGATCGCGTCGTCGTCTGGTCGTACAAGGAGGGAGCTGACGTTTGGTGGATCGGCGAGCTTGATCGCACCGCCATGATCGACCGCTCCATCGAGCTTAACCCGATAGGGGTCGATAGCTCTGGAAATATCTATAACCACGAGATACCCGGCGCCGGGGATGATGGAAACCCGCTGGCCTACTCGATCGAGACTGGCGGGGCTTATATCGACGAGGGCGAGAATTTATACGCGATACGGCAAACGATAGCGGACTTCGTGCTGACCGACAGCGACGCGTCAAACGCGCTCAAGCTGCAATTTTTCTCGAAGATATACCCGCAAGGCACCGAGACCGCCGGTGCGATCAATGACGTGATCAGCACGACGACGACGGTGGACACGCGGATCACGGGCCGCAGCCTGCGGTTCAAGGCATTTAGCAACTCGGCGCAGCTTGCGTGGCGCGTTGGCAAGATGCGCTTCGATGTCGAGCTGCTGGACGCTGCACGCTGATGGTCGCGCGCTTCCCAGACCCGCCCTCGTCTGCTGACGGCTTGCAGATCTGGGCGGCGGATCTCGTGCGCGCGCTCAATGCCGCGTTTGACAGCAGCAGCGAGCGTGTAGCCGGCGAGTTCACGGTGACGACGTCGGCGCCGACCCGCACGCTGGACGCTTCAACGGCCACGGCGACTGATGTCGCCAACGTCTTAGGCACGCTGATCGAGGACCAACAGGGGCGCTGATGGATAGGTTGGATCGACTGCAACGGGCGCTGAATTTCGCCGGGGACACGCACGCGCTCGAGCATGTCGCGCAGGCGGTAAAGGGCGGCGAGGCCAATTGGTGGCAGGGCGACCGATCGGACATCATCACCGAATTTTACGAGTACCCGCTGTCAGGCCGGGCCTGCCGCGTTTGGCTGGCGAGCGGCGACATGTCTGAGTGTCTGCGGATGTATGACGACATCGAGGACTGGGCACGGGCGAATAACGCCGAGCGGATGGAGATCGTTGGCCGACCTGGCTGGCGACGAGTGATGGCTGGTCGCGGTTTTACCGCGACCGGAGTAGCGCTGAGAAAGGGGCTGCGGACATGAGTTTAGGCGGAGGAACGAAGACGGCGACGACGACGACGGAGATCCCGGAGCCGTATCGCAAATACGCAGAGGGGCAGCTAGCGACTGCTGGGACGCTGCAAAACCGACCCTATGTCGCCTATCAGTCCCCGCTGATCGCCGACTTCACGCAGCGGCAGCAGCAGGGCATCGACCAGCTGGCGGGGTTTCAGCCGGCGGGCGATTATGGCGCAAGCGTGGCGCAGGATCTCGCCGGGTATCAGGGCGGTCAGATCGCGGGCTCTGATCTCAACGCGTATAACAACCCATACGAGGACATGGTCGTCAGCCGATCGCTGGCTGACATTGACCGCGCGCGGCAGATGGCTCAGCAGGGCGTTAATGATCAAGCCGTGGCGGCTGGCGCTTTCGGCGGATCTCGCGCCGGCGTGCAGGCTGGGCTGACGAACGAGGCATACGCCAAGCAGTCCGCAGACACGGCGGCTCAGCTCAGGCAAGCCGGGTTTTCAAACGCCCAGCAGCTTCGCCAGCAGGACATCGCCAACCAGATGGCGTCGGCTGAAATGCGGCGGGGAGCGGCGGGGCAGCTTGGCGCGGCCCAGCAGGCGCAGGACACCGCTCGCATGGGGCAGATCAACGCGCTCCTGCAAGCTGGCGCTGCCGAGCAGGGCATGACGCAGAGCAACCTGGATCTCGCCTATCGGAGTTTCCTTGAGGAGCAGAACTATCCGCTCGCGCAGCTGGCGCTGGGCCAGAGCATCCTGGGTCAGACGCCGATGGGGTCTACCTCGCGCGCTCCGATCCGCAAGGAAGGCCTTAACCTCGGCAGCTTGTTGCTTGGCGCAGGCTCTCTGGCGGCTGGCCTCGGGCCGCAAGGTGTGGGTCTGTTTGGCGCTGCGGCGGCAGCAGGTAGCGGAGTCCCATGATGGCTACACAAGTCCCAATGGCGACACCCGGCTTGCTCCAACAGCCGATGCCTTACGTCAACCTCGGCCTGCTCGCGCCGCAGGGGCAGGCGCAGCGCCTACAGGCTCCGGCTCCGTCGCTTGGGCAAGCGCCTGACGCTCTGGGCGGGCTCGGCGAGGGCGCTCAAGCGCTCGGCCAGAATTTGCTCCAGATGGCCAAGGCCCAGCGCGAGGCAGGCCTGCAAGCAAAACGGTCGCGGCTGCTGGGTTTCCAGACCCAGGCGGCTCAGCTGGATCTTGACCAGAAGGAACAGGAAAAGGCGCGACAAGAGGCATACTTTGGCGCCGGCGGCACGCTGGAAAAGTTCGTGGAGCGATTAGACTTAGGCTCAAACGCGGCAAGAGAAGCTGACAACAGAGCGCGGTCTCAGCGCGGCATGCCCGGCCCTGCCGTCACCGCCGCTCCCGTGGCCGAGGTCGCCTCGCAGGAGCTTCCCCCGCTGGGCCTTGATGCGTCTGCCCAAGAGGCGTTCGCGATGGACCCTGGCGCAGCGCCTGCTCCGACCGTAACCATGCCGGCCTCTGATCAGCTGGCCGTTGAGCGTTTGGCGAAAGCGCCAGAGCAGCCGACGGTGATGACAAGCGCGGGCGAGGTCGTGCCGCTCTCGGGACAGGCAGAGCCGCCGAGCCTTGCCCAGACCCTGCCGGATGGCGTGCGGCAACACGCGCTTGCGATGATCGAACAGGCCCGCCATCTGCAAGACGGTGAAATGGCCGCTAAGGCCTTTAAGCTGATCGCGGAATATGGCGACCCGCGAGTAGCGCAAAAAGCCGCGCAGCCGATATATACGGAATACAACAAGGACGCGCGGGAGTTTGAGAGAGCTTACGGGGCTTATGACACGCTGCTTAGAAACGTGAAGCAGAACACGTCGGTCTCGGCGGTGGGCGCGATCAAGAATTATTTCGCCATCTTGGAGCCGGGCCTGCAAGTCACAGATGCCGAGGCCCAAAGCATTGTGGAAGGGCAGTCTATTCCGGAGAAATTCCAAATTGGCATTCTGAAAGGATTTGCCGGCAAGCCGTTCAGCAAAACATTTGCGGACGCCTTACAGCGATCGGCGCAGGCCGCCATTCAGGCGCGGCTTTCTCTACAAGAAAGGCGAGATGCCCGGACAAAAGCGTTTCTTGACAATGTTCGCGCGCCGTTCGTGGGCGTTTTGACCCCAGACGTCGTGCGGACGATTAAGGCCGACTTGCCAGCCATGGGCTTTGGGCATACTTCCCAATTTGGGGACATGCCTACCTTTGAAATACCCCAAGCGCTTTTTGATGAGAAACTGCCAACCAGCATTGCCGTCGCGGAATGGTGGAGGAGCTTGTCGCCCGAACAGCAAAGGGGCGCAGTCAGGCTGCCTTATTGGAACCAGGTTTACAGTCAGATGGAAAGAAGCCGAGAGGCTGAGAAGCGTGTGGCTGCGGATGTCGCCAAGGCTGACGCCGCCATTCGAAGGGGGAACTGACATGAAGGGTCTTACACAGGACGAAGAGCAAGCGCGAATAAATGCCGCTAACGCCGCGACTGCTGAACCGCCTGTTCTGAAAGACGCAACGCTCGCGGCGGTGCGCGGCATGCTGACGGGAACGTTTAGCCTCCCCGGCATTCCTGGCGACATCCTCGCAATGGTGGAGGCCCTGACGGGGCTGGACGCCAATGTCTTTGAGGGGACGCGTCTTGAAGGAGGGCGGCAGTTTATAGACGCTGGACTGACGGATCTCGAAAATGCCGGCGTGCCAGGGGGCTTGAGGGAATTTATCAACGAAAAGCCGGCCACGGCAACGGGCAGGTACGCGCAGACGATCGGCGAATATGTCAGCCCGTTCGCGATCGTTGGCGGAGCGGCAGGTCTTTTGCGCGGCGGAACGTCAGCAGCAAAAGCCGCCACGCGTCAGTTTCGAGATATGGGTCAAGCCGCGCCACCATCGCGGGCTGGCGAGTATCTGCGAGCGGGGGGCCGAGCGCTTACGTCGCAGACTGTTCCGGCAGTGGCTGGAGCGGTGGACCAAACATTCCAAGAGATCGGCGGACCTGCCGCGCAATATGGGCCGCTCGCCGGACTGGTGACGGCGCTTGGTGGGCAAGCAGCCACCGGCGCGTTGCGCAAAGATCCGAACGCCATCATTGCCGAGCGCATGCCTAAAACGCCAGAAGGTGATCTTGATGTCGCCGGTCTTTCACGCGCTCAAAAGCTCATGGAACTGGGGCAGCAATATGGCGTGCCCATCAACGCCAGCGAGGCGATCAAAGACGTGACCGGAGATGCCGGGGCCGAGAGACTGCTGAAGCAGGCGCGCACCATGGGGCAAGCTCCCGAGGCCGTGAATGTAGTCGCAAACCGCATTGGTCGCAGTAACATTGAGCCGCTCATGTCAAGCGCGCCAAGCGGGCCAAGCCTCGCCGCGCCAGGGCAAGCGTTTCTATCTGAAGGCGTTGTGGCACCCGCTATTCGGCGTTATATCGACAACTTGACGGGGCAGCCGCCGGCAAGCGGCCTGAGAACGGTTCCGTCGCGTGTCGCTGGGCAGATGGCTGAAGACATCGCTCAAGGCCGCCAGCGCTTGGTGGCACGCACAACAGGCCCTCGAGGCTTGTTTAGGGCTGCCGCAAACACAGAGATCAATATTGACAATTACGACAACCTGCTGGAGCAGGCTGAAAGCGTTCTCGATACCGCCGCCGGCAAAGACTATTCGTCCTTGGCTAGGCAGTTCGTGGATGGACTGAGGCGTCGCCAGCGATCGGTAGACCCGGAAACGGGAGATGATGTCGTTGAAATGGTTCCCCGCCTGAATGTCGGAGACCTGCACGGCACCTATAAAGCAATGCGCGAGGCTCTTAACACGTCAGAGAGTGGCGAGGCGCGCGCGGCGCTTGGGCCGCTTAACGACGAGCTGAGAGCTTTGCTGGAAGAGGCCGACCCCCGCTTTCGGGAGGCAATGGATATCGATCGGGCCGTTTTGCCAGAGTTTGGCGACACGGTCGATGCTCGCCGCGCCGGCACGCAAGATCCGCTGCTTGGGCCTCAGTCGTTCGAGGCCAGCATTGCCACGCTGGCTGAACAGCGGGGGGGATCGCAAGTCGCGAAAGGCGCTCGCGTCAATGCCAACAAGATCGTGGACCTGATCCTGCCCGCGCCTATCGGTGACGTGAACATAGGCGTCGAGACGATCACAGGCCCGGAAGTGCGCCGCATTCTCAACGTGATGCTCAAGGGCAGCGACGAGATAGTGCAGCCCGTGATCGACAAGCTGAACGCGAGCCCTGCGTTTGGCATCGGAAAAAGCGCGGACGCGGCAGGCGACCTTGGCGTCACATTTCGAGGCACTGGGCCAAACGCGACGGAGCAGTCGGCCCGTCAGGATCTGGTCCGCAACTTCGCGCGACTAGCGCTCGAGAAGAGGATGGAGCGCTTCTTTGAAAACATGAAAGCGGCGAAGGGCAAGACCGCCAGCGTGACCGCCGGGGCTAATTTCGCGGACAGCATTTTTTCAACTCCTCGCCAGCAGGAGGTGATGAAGGAGCTTGCCCACACGCTAGCCGACATCCAAGGCCAGAGCCGCGATGGTGTTATGAATGGCATGCGGGAGTTTATGCGCGTACTGAAGGCCACCGGCGCGACGGATCTTGCAGATAACAGCGTGACGCAGCCTTTCCAACGGACAGCCGCTGAAGGCGGAGAGGCAATGTCGAGAACGCGACAAGCCATGAACATTGCGCCGCTGACCGCCGTCAAAAGAATGCGCGAGGCCGTTGACGGCATGGGCGAGCAAGCATTCTTCCGCGCGGTGGGCCGCTTGTTGGCTGACGATCCGAAAGGCATCGACCTGATCAAGCAGATGGCGTCAAGCAAGAACAGGGGCAAGGCGCTGGGAGAGATCCTGCGCTCAGTGACAAGCCTGGGGACGGCCAGTCGTCGCGGCCTCTACATCACTGTGCGGCCAGATGACGATCCTAACTCCGAGCAGCGATAATGACCTCCCGCGCTCTCGCCGCAGCAGCCGCTCTCTGGGCGGCTTTTTTTACGCCTGCGGCGATGGCGCAAAACCCTTGCATGGATCTCGCCCAAGCGGCGGAGAGGCTTGAGCGCAGCCACGGCGAGGTGCCGACATGGCGGGGCATGTCCGCGCGCGGCTACATGATCGTGCTGTTTGAGAGCGCCGAGACAGGCACCTGGACGATCGTCATGGTGCGCCGTGATGGGCTGGCGTGCCCTCTGGACGCCGGCCTCGCCGCAGAGAAGCTGCCGCGAGGACTGCCAGCAGCTCACCAAGGCGCTCCATATGGGGCGTGGTGGCTTCTTCGTCATGCTCCGCTTGGGAGCGCTCCTCGCCGCTATAGGCGGGGGCAGCGCCTGGTTATATGACCACTTCCGGTGATGCTGGCTACGGCCCGCACGCGACCGGCAAAGCTGCTGAGGCGGTCGCTATCGCATGGCTATCGCGCCGAAAATTCGAGTGTTTCACGGCCTGGGGGAGCCACAGCCTCTGTGACCTGGTGGCCGTCAAGCGGCGCGGCGTTGTACCTGCGTCGGTGACGCTGATCGAGGTCCGCGCGACGGACTACGCGGGGACGGGACACCGCCGCCTGTCAGCTGATCAGGCGAGGGCGGGGGTTGAGCTGCTGCTCGTCTATCCAGACGGAAATTGCGCTTGGGCCAACGCTGAGCAGGGCGGAGAACCGAATGAGTGACAAGAAGCTGGTCAACGTGCAGGTCGATCGCGTGGACGAGTGCATCCACGTCACGTCGAACGGCAGGCGCTGGGAGCTGACGCCGGAGCAGGCCGAGAGCCTCGCGGTGCTACTTATCCGCGCAGTGCGGGAGGGCCAGGAATGACGATCGTGCCGAGCATTGGCGACCTACAGACGGCGGCAAGGACTATTTTCGGCGAGGCTCGAGGCGAGAGCGACGAAGGTCAGCGCTGGGTGGCGGCGACCATCATCACCCGCGCGCAGCGAGGTGGCTGGTGGGGCAGCACGCTGGGGACGGTCTGCAAGAAGCCGTGGCAGTACAGCTGCTGGAACGCCGGCGACCCGAATAGGCGGATCGTTGAGAGCCTGCAACCTGACGAGCCTGAGTTTCTGCGCGCGCTGGAAAATTTAACGCAAGCGCTGCGTCATGGCGTCGGCGAGACCCCGACCCACTACCACACGACATCCATCAGGCCGGCCTGGAGCGATGCGGAAAGCATGCGTTTCATCACGACGATCGGTCGGCACCGTTTCTACGAGGAGATTTAACATGCAGGAATTTGTATCGCTGGCGACCAGCACCGAGGCCGGAGCCTGGGTCGCGGCCCTTGCCGCGCTTATCGCTGCTGCGAACGGCATCACCGCGCTGACGCCGACCAAGGCCGACAATAACGTGCTGGGCATCGTGCTCCAGATCCTCAACTGGCTGTCGCTCAACATCTACAAAAACAAAAACGCCGATGATGTCTAGCTGGCTCAGCGCCATTGGTCAGATCGCCGGGATCTTTCGAGCGCTATCCGAATGGTGGAGCCGGCGGCAGTTGATCGAGGCCGGCAAGCGCGAGGCTGAGGGAGAGTACAATGCCGAGCAGCTGGACAAGATGCGCCGCGCAAATAGCGCTCGCATTAACGCTGACCGGGTGCGCGCTGACCAATACCGCGACTGACGTGTCGTGCGTCGCGTTTCAAATTATCAAGCCGTCGCGGTCGGATGTGCTGACCGCCGGCACCGAGCGCCAGATCGCCGAGCATAACGCGGCTTGGGAGGCGGTTTGCCGGTAAGGGGGGGAGAACTGCCTCTCGAGAGGCAGTGGTCCCCCAAAAGTGGCAAAATGGCCAATTCTAGGCCCCAGGAGGTTCAATTGAACCTTCCGACCCCTGCCTCTTTTTCCGCTAAGTCATTGATATTATTGGTCGGGGAGAGAGGATTCGAACCTCCGGCCCCTGCCTCCCGAATGCAGGGGTCTAAGCGTAACTAATTGACATTAAACGCTTCTTAATGTCACAAAATGCTCAAAAGTGACGTTTTGTTCGCTTCACGTTCACGGTTTCGGGTTCAATTGAACCTCCGACCCCTGCCTCTTTTGCGTTTTCGCGCTCAACAAAGTGTCCGTAGAAATGACATGCAGGGACGTTCGTCGCAGTCCGCTGCGGCGCGCAAAACCATTACAAAGTGTGGGACGCGGGGGTGGGGAAACAGCGACGCGTTTTCCCCACTTGCAATTTAGTCCACCTCAAGCGCCCGCGCCGCGCCGCGCAGATAGTCGGGGCTGAAGCGCGCGTATATTTTCCGCGTGGTCTCAAGGCTGTCATGGCCGAGATACTGCGCGATCTCCGCCATTGGCACGCCAGCTTCCGCCATCCAGACGGCGGCACTGTGGCGCAGGACGTGCGGCGTTACATCCTCCAGCCCCGCCCGCTGGACAGCCCTGGCGAAAGACTTCTTGATGTCGAGCACCGGCTTGCCGGCGAACTCGATGACGTGATGCGTCATCGCGACCTGCTTGGCGACGACCAGCGCTCGCTGTGCTCCCGGCGTCATCGGCAGCACCGCCCGCCCCTTGTTTTTCGTCCCGATGCCGAGGTCGATCCGCTGGCGTGGGAAGTCGATCTGAGGCCACGTCAGTTGCAGCAGCGCTGTTTTGCGTGCGCCGGTGGCGATGGCCAGCTCCAGGAAAAGATAAAGATGAGGCGTTGAGACGGCGGCGTCTCGGAGCGCGCGATATTCGTCCTTGGTAATATGGCGATGCCTGGGGGCCGGCGGCGTTGGCAATTCAAAGATCGCGCTTTTATCTGCTGCATGCGCTCGGACGGCGCTGCGCAGGTCGGTGATCTCGCGCCGGATCGTGCCGTCCTTCACGGCCTCGCGGCGCTGAGCGATATACTCGCGACACAGCTCTGGGCATATCTGATCAGGTCGGAGAGCGCCCCAGAAGGGCCGCAGCGCTTTATAAGAATATCGGGCGCGCTCACGATCTCCGGCGGCGATATAGGCCTCCATGACCGCCGCGATGGTATCCTCGCGCGGTCGAGCCGCCTGCGCTCTCAGGTCCGCAAGGCGCTGCTCGGCAGTGTCACGATCGTCAGTTCGGAGCGAGACGCGTCTGGTCTGTCCGTCCTGTCGCCAGACGGCGCACCATTTACCTCGGAAGAGCTTGATCCGCATTGTTCGTGTTCCGTTATGGCCTGCAATGTCACACGATGATGCCGCCCAACGCGGAACGCGCGCAACTGTTTCCGCTGGATCATCCTCCTGATGCTGCTGTGCGGCACCCCCCATCGCTCAGCCAACTGGCCGACCGTGAAAATTTCCTGGTTCATTTTACCTCCATCTTTTCTGCGGTCCTGATCCGCTCCCCGATCCGGGGCTACATGAACATCTTCGCGACCCATCCGCCGGCCAACGTGATCAAAGGCTTGCAAAAGACCCAACTCAGCATTCCGATGAAGCTCTCGTCGTCCTTGGATACATTCGAGTTCTTGGCGATCATGGCCACCAGACCCGCGATCCCGATGGCATGAGCCACGCCTATCTCGGGCGCCCCAAGGGGGACTAGAAACCACCCCCACATCACTGACAGGACGTAGCCTGACCACATCACCGTCGGGACGGCGATGGCCAAGCTAAAGCCGAGGGCAATGGTGATCGCTCCCACCGGTCCGCTGACGCCGATAACGCTTGATCTGAAGGCCATATCCTCTACTCCGCCGCTATCGTTTATGGGGTGGGGGATTCTGCGGTCCTGATCCGCTCCCCGATCCAGCGCACGACCGGCACGGCCATGGAATTTCCCAGCGCCTTGTATCGCGGCCCATCCGCCGCTGGCTTGCCGCGATAAGTGATGGCGGTGTAGCCGTCTCGGAATCCTTGGAGCCGCTCGCACTCGATCGGCATCAAGCGTCGAACGGCGTCCGGGTAGGTAATGGCGTTAATCATCCCCACCGAGTTGCCCGCCTTGGCGCCCTGCGATCGCTCCCAGTGTGCGGTGAGGGTGTCCGCGGTTTCGGCGACCAAAGGCGTTCCGCGCCCGGTCCCATCCTCCGATGCGTCGAAGCCATCCCCGCGTAGGGTGTGGGCTATCAAAGGGGCCAATACAGCCCCAACACCGATTCCAGCGCGGCCACCATTCGGCGTTAGGATCGCGTTCGCCTTATCATCGCCAAGCTCGATCTGTGGGACGCCATCTCGCCCGCGCACGGCAACACTTCTGGCAACGGCGACTACGGGATCTTGGCCTCGGCTCTCTCCGGTGCGCTCTGCGCCGCAGCCACTTTCTGTAATGCTTGGTGCAGCTGGGGCGGCAAAGCCTTCCCCCGCTTCTCGGCTCGGCGGAGGATTCCCTGACAGGCTTTCGCGCTCAAAAAGTACCGCCGCGGCACGTCGCCAGTCACCAAGACATCCGACAACGAAGACGCGCTTCCGTCGCTGGGCCAAGCCGAAGTACTGAGCGTCAAGGACTCTGTAGGACCACCCATACCCGAGTTCGCCCAGCGCCCCGAGGAAGGCTCCAAAATCCCTTCCTCCGTTCGATGACAGGACGCCGGGGACGTTCTCCCAGACCATCCAACGGGGCCGATAGCGGTCAGCAATGGCAAGATATGTGAGGGCGAGGTTGCCACGCGGGTCATCCATTCCTCTGCGAAGTCCGGCGACGCTGAAGGACTGGCAGGGGGTTCCTCCAACGAGAACATCGACATCTGCATGGGGCCAGGCCCTCCATTTTGTCATGTCGCCCCAGTTCGGGACGCAGGGATAGTGATGCTCCATCACAGCCGCTGGAAAGGCGTCGATCTCGGAGCAGGCGATAAAGTCCCAGCCAAGCCGAGACCAAGCGGCTTCCGGCGCTCCGATGCCCGAGCAGACGGACAGGACGTTCATGTCGCCCGTTCCCCTTGACAGCACTCGTCAATGACCCGATGGCAGGCCGCGCATTGACTATGGCCCGCGACCCAGACCAACTGCGGCACCATGCCCTCCTCGGCCCATGCACCGCAGCGCGTGCAATAGATCTGCTCGCGCGGATCGGGCTCTGGCTCCGAGCGCTGCCCGTCGATCGCCTGCGGGCGGTTTACACGCAAATGCTTGGCGATGGGGTTTTTCATGACGCTCTCTCAAAGTGGCGCGCGGCTCCAGCCACTACCGCGCGCCTGACCGGGCAGGAGGGATGCAAACGCCCCTGGCTGGCCGGCATTCCTCAAAACGGAACGAGCCAGATCGCCGCGACAAAGGCGCTCGAAATAGCGGCCCAGCCGATCACTTCTCCGCTAGCCAGAAAGGTGTCTCGTCATCAAGGTCGTCGCTGGCTGGCGCTTGCCAGTCCCGGCTCCCGCCACCGTCTCCGCCGCCGCCCGCGCTCTTTCCGTCGAGCATGGTGATCTCACCGCGATAGCGCTGGAGCACGATCTCCGTCGTGTATTTTTCCTGGCCCTGCTGGTCGGTCCATTTCCGGGTCTGCAATTGGCCCTCGAGATAGACCGAGGAGCCCTTGCGCAGATATTTCTCGGCGACGTCGGCGAGACGGTCGTTGAAGATCACGACGCGATGCCATTCCGTCTTTTCCTTCATCTCCCCGCTGGCCTTGTCCCTCCACCGCTCTGACGTGGCGATGGACATATTCACGACCCGGTCGCCTGAGTTCATTGTTCGGATCTCTGGGTCTCGGCCCAGATGACCGATAAGAGTAACTTTATTAAGCGATGCCATTATGCTGCCTCCTTCTGGCTAATTTTGGTGCGGGTTTCGTTGTAAACGCGCTGAAGCTCGGCGAGCTGCGCGTCGGTCAAGCGCTTGTACTCGGGGTCGTCTTTGAGCGCAGCGCCGTTGGCTTTGAGTGCCTCGACGGTCATCGCGCTGCGGAGGCGCTCTGACCAAGTCTGGACGGTGGCGCTGTGCGCGACCGAGCCGATCGCGTCGGCAATAGCCGATGCCTGTTCTCGTTTGGTCGGCGCCGGCGCCGGCGACAGCGCGTCATCCGGCGGGATCTCGGCGTCCGAATAAAAGAAACCGTGCAAATTCACCGCCTTTAATATTGCTCGGTCCATGGCGCGCTTTTCCGCCATAATACTGGACATCGAGGTCCACAGTCTGGATCGCCTGCGCGCCTGCCAGCAGTTCAATGTATCTGTGCTTGATGATCCGCATGCCGGACTGCTTATGCAGCCAAACCGCGTCTTGGATGTTGCTGCCCGGCGGGAGCAGGTCGAGCAGGCGTCGGTCGTCGCTACTTAAAGGCTTGGTCATCAGTTTCCTCCCTAGTGAGCTTAATGGTTCGGCGTTTGCCGGTGTTGATCAGGTCGATCCCGCGCCCGTGCGTCGAGCGAGCGTCTTCCGGCGCAAGATCCTTGAGAGCCTTGTCAGCAGCCTTGTGCTGAGCAGCAGCTTCGCGCGTGGCGATGTAGGTGCTGGCCGCGTCGGCCCAAGCGTTGCTCGCGGTCATGTCCACGACGCGGTGCGGCACGGGCGGCGGCGGTGTGTCCGCCGGCGGCTCAAAATACAACGGATCTGGCGGTGTATCCTCGACGAGACAGCGATGGAAATTGCGGTACAAGCGC